GTAGTCAACCCCTCCACACAAATAAGTTTCATTTAGCAGAACAATGTCCTGCCATGCAAAGTTGTGCCTTCTTCAGTTTTTCCTCCTTGACTTGCTTTGCCTTAATGACAGAGAGCCAATTTGCTTTTACTGACTGTTTCATTTTGCAACCTCCACTTTTTCCTCATGTTTGATACCACGATAGGTTTCAACAAAGGTTTTAGTAACAACTTCTTTCTTTTCATTGGGGTTGTAAGAAACACCACGATAAGAAATGTTGTTGCTGTAAAGATTGAGAAGATTCATTTGTTTACTCCTGAAATACTAGGGATTGTTGCCCCGTTCCTTCAGTCGTTTGCGTCCTTGCTGTCAAAGCAATGAGGATCTGTATGCTCCATCCATCTTGTAAGAATATCAAGTTTCTCACTAGGAGTGAACAAATCAGATCTAGCAAGACCATTTGCCAACCAGTCAAAGTCTTCACACCTGAGAAGATTCTCAGGAGGAACGTGCATGAATAACACAGCAATCAATGACAACATAGGATGAACGCTCCGTTCCGCGACTTACTTGCGTCTCTGTTATGAGATGAACGATAGGTCTATTATAGACCTCATATATTATATATGTCAAGCATCAAAATCTTGAGCTTCATCAATCAATTTGGAGATGATAGTCTCTGTCCCATCAATGGTTTTGACAGCATACAGACTTGACTTCTGATACTTCTTTAACTTCTTATACTTTTTTACCAATGCTTGAACTTGATCTTGATTCATGTCAAGACCTTCAAATTCTACATTGTAGTCACCAAATCCACTCATTTCTTTTTCTTAACCAAAGGGTCATCCCAGACTTTTGGATTTGTTCTTCCTTCAGTCTGTTTAAAGTTAATAAAATCTTCTCTGTAATTATCCCAGTAGTGATCAAAGATATCAACTTTCTTATTACAGAGAACTATGTCCCACTTCTTAATACCACAATCAATATACTCTACCAAGTACGCAGTACAAGGTAGAGATCTATCATTGGCTAGTTCAGGATCACAGTTTTGACGAATAATTTTTATTTTACTCAAGATCTATTTCCCCATTGAATGTCAGGAAATGCTTCCTTAACAATTCCCTGGGTAATTTTATATCTGGATTGAAGTGCTTTATCTTTTACAAGGCAAAGAATGTCTGCCTCTTGGGGGTGAAGACCTTCAAGAATTTGAATGAACATACTCTCTCTGCGTGTCTTTGAGAGACTATCATTACCACCCTTAACAAAGTGGTAAAGGTTCTTCCACTCTTTGCGAAGAGAAGTATGATCTGTCCCAACAGGAACATCATTTCTATTGAAAGGAACTTCTCCTTCTGGAAGCATAGAGATGATACTATCATCAAAGTTCCAGATTAAAATAGAAACCAATGCATCAGTTCTATACTGCTGAAGAAGTTCCACCTTCTTTGCATTGCCTCTCTGCTTTCCAACAACCTCAAGGATTTCAAAAATGAAAGGGTTGGGTGGAAGTTTAGTTGCTGTCGTAGTTGTTGTCGTCGTCTTCTTCTTGGTAGTCGAAGCCATTTTCAAACCTCACTGCTAAAATTTCATCAGGGATAATGTTTCCAGTTTCATCAAACATTTCAGGATGATACTTATTTATTTTTATTTCTTGTAGATACTCTTGAGCATTCCACCCAATTACTAAACCCACTAGGAGAAACAAAATTGAAATAAGAGATCCAAAGGTAAGAGTTGCTGCTAACATTTACTTTCTCCGAGGTTTTTTTCTTACATCTAGGTGAAGTTCTAGGTAGAAATGTAACTCTCTTCGAAAGAGAGAAACAAGTTTCCCAAACTTCATTTGAAAAGTTTTTGGGTCCTCCTCTCTCTTTTTATTCTTTCTTAGTAGTAGTTCAACACCCCTATTAATTGTTAGGGCACTGCTACTTTCTGTGCTATTTAGAGGACTTTTTTCGTCTTCCAGGTCGTTTGCTTTGCTCATATTTCCAAGCATCTTCTAAGATACTATACAAATAATTCTTTATTTTTCTAGCTTCTGGTTTGCCCAGATGACCATATGCCTCCCTCAGTTGTTTGTGTTCATTGTCAGACCCACCCTCTAGATACTCTTCAAGATCATAGATGATAGTATTAAGGTTCTGAGCAGTGGGTCCATTAATGAACTCTTGTACGTCATGCTTGGTTGCTTTTGAATCTGAAAGGTAGGCATACATGTTAAGCATGAATTTGCCTTCAAAGGCATAGTCTACTGTGGATTCAACGACATTACAAAGTTCTTTGTAGTACATTACACCAATTGATTCTCCTTCAGATATTTAACAGTTTCTACACATCCACCAATATTTTTTTGATCACAGACTACTTGAGGGAAGGTGCTGTTTTCTCCAAACTCTTTTTTGAATTGTTCTCTGGTAAAATCTGTGTTGAGTTTATAAACTACATGCACAAGTTTTGCCATCTTGAGAACTTGTTCTACCTTAGTGCAGTAAGGACAACCATCCTTTGAGTAAACTGTAAAAGTCATGATTGGTTTTTTCTGTCTTTTAGTTTTTGAAAGTTGTCATGAGAAAGTACCTTAGAGGTATATCCAGGATGTTCCTTACTTATGATAA